CTCTTTACGAGGACAATCACTCTAACCCCTCCGATGTTATCGGATTTCATAGAGTGAACCGGCTTACACTCCGGTATAGTGTCTTTGTCCTAAAATGGATTCTTCCTTCGCCACATAATGTATTGCGCATAGGACTTCTGAAGAGGTTTATCCTCCTTCAGGAGTTCAATGACGATCTTCATGTCATGTTCTTTAGTGAACAGGGGTTTGAAAATATCTATGGATGGAGTACCAGAGAACACTATAGAAGTGTTCTGGTAACTGAAAGCCTTTATAACCTTTTGGGTTACGGCAACCAGCTTGGACACAGTTGTCCATCCCGAACCTTGCTCTCTCTGAGTTATAAGAGTATCAAAATTTGATACTAGTATACTAAGAGGTTGTTTGGTTCTCGATGTTACCATAGTTATTATTCTATCTCTTATATTTGAGAAAGTATACTTTCTTAGTATATTAAGATAGACATCTATCTGTGGTGAACGATCTAGGAATTCTCTTATCATGATATCCTCAACTTTTATGATAGATAGAGTAGAGTCTGTTGCACCAGGAATGTACTTCCTGGCTTGTGACATAACTTTATTCATCTGATCAATACCTTGTTCAATGAATATTCTTAGTAGAATAAGATCAACAAAGGCTTTTCCATTTATAGAACAAGCAGAGTTGAGAGGAGCGATCATTTTTGATCCTCAGCTCACACTACGGAAGAAGTCTCTTCACTCAGCAGTACCTGTTAGGCACTGGAATAGTGCATAATAGATACGGTACTGAGAGTTGAGATAATTTCTGTAGAGCTTACTGTGCTTGTTCTCATAAACTATCTGGATTAGTGCACAAAGATCAGGGATTTCTCTTGAAAAGTTAAATCCTTTCTCTTGGGCAACTAGAACAGATTGGAGTACATCTGTGAACTTGATTTTACCATTAAGTGAGGAGATTGGAAAAGGTGAGAATTCACCTCCATCCTTATCCCTTCACCTTTTGGCAAACTCATAGTAATCAGGTGATACATGAGTCTTTGATTGATTAAGTTCTACACCAAGCTCAGTTATAAGCTTAGAATATTCAAGGGCGATAGAATCATGACAAATCACAATATCATCTCCTAGGAGACAGTATTGATCTTTGGGGGAGATACCCGCCCTCTTAGCAGCCAGTCACACACAGAAGTGGTGACTGATTGAAAAGATTACTCATGATGTGAGACAACCTATAGGTTGACCAACTTTATAACGAACAAG